GTTAGGTATTCCTCTTCCTATATGTAAAAATGGTTGACCGTCTGCAATATCAAAATCACCTGACTCAATAAAAGCATTAATAGCAGCACTTACGTCATCTGTTCCTGTTTCTTGCTGATACAAAGTAGTTGCTCCCGCTGTTAAACCATTAATAACATTGTTAGTTGCAATCCCTGTTGTCGAATATTCTGTAGCATATGGTTTTTGATAGACACCATAATCTTGCCATGTTGTTCTCGCTAAAGATCCTGTTGACCAACAATTTTCTAGATAATTGTAAGTAACAAATCTGTCAATTTGCGTTGCATCATTTGAAGTATAAAACCATGTTACTTCATTAAATTCTGAGTTAACAGCAGCAAAAGTTTCTGGTTGATTTGTAATACTAAAATCTTCAAAAACATAATCTTGTACACTACAAGGCATCTTTGCAATAGCACCATCAAATTTGTAAAAAGAATTTTGTGACATCCAAAAGGCTGTACCGTTTACATCTACTGCTGAGTGTAAAGATACAGCTCCACAGTTAGCTCCTATTTGTGTTAAGTTAAATGTAAAAGGTGCGCCAACAAATTGTAAGGCATTTAAACTTGTATCTGTCCAAACTAGTACAGCGTTACGTGATCGTACAGCCGTTATAATTTTTGATCCGTCTTGTATTCTAAAAGACCCTGCTGTGTTTGTTGCTGTTGGAACCCATGTGTTGTAATCTTCTTGTGAAGCAAATCGTAAAAATAAATCATCTTTTGTTGTACTTGAACCAATGGTTGTTTCTGTACCAAATAAAAATACGTGTCTATCAGGCATAGATACTAAGTTAAAACGTGAAACAGTAGGCGCAGAAGAAATAACGGCAGCAGGCGTTCCTGTGCCAACAGATGTATCCCATCTAAACGTATTTCCATTATTAACTGTTGCTAATAAATCTTCACCAAAGTTATCAAAGGACCAGTTACGTCCTTCTATTGTAACGTTAGAAACAGAACGAGCCGTGCCCCATGCTTCTTTACCCCACTCATACGTACCCCAACCATAACCATATTGTGATACGGCTGTACCAACAGATATTTGATAGGTTGCTGTCGCTGTAGCAGTTGATGTTCCTGTACTTGTAGCCGCAGTTGCCGTAGTAATGGTGTAAGTATTAGCAGTAGGAACTGTTAATATTTGATATTCAGCATCCATTGTTGCTGCAGGTATTCCGTTAACAGCACCTGATGTACTTGATATGGTTACAAAATCTCCAACCTCTGCATTATGACTTGGGTCTGTAACCGTGACTGTTGTAGTAGAAAAAGTTTCAAAACCTGTAATTGACCCTGTAGCTCTAATAGGTGTAATGTCGTAAGCAATACCTTCTGTATAAATATATAATTTTCTATCTGTTCCGATGGCCGTGTACCGTACACCATCTAAAGAAGTCCATGCATGCATGTCTCGTGCAACACCAACTAAAGTACTATTAATTAATTTAATCCACCCGCCTATTTTTTCTGGCAAGCCATAACGAAAGCGTACCATATCAGAGTCAGTCCAACGTCCTGCAGCTCCGTACTCGGTATCTTGTTTATCAATGCCAGGGGCAAAAGCTATTTTTGTTAAAGGCATTATGCAATCCTCATAAATCTATACGAAAGTTCACCAGCACCGCCAGCACTAGCACTTGATACAGGTTCTGCACCACCGCCACCACCGCCAGATCCTCTTGATCCAGCTGAAGAACTTCCACCTGCTGGGCCACCAGAACCACCTGATACAGCGCCAGGACCTGCATAAGAAGATCCTCCTACTCCACCAGCTATTTGACAGTTATCTCCACTACAGTTACCTGGATTTGTTCCTGCATTTCCTGATCCGTTAGAATTAAATGTTCCAACAGGGCCAGTATTAAATGTTGTTATATTAAGACCATCAACAGTAGTTCCTGATGTTAAAACTGTACCTGAAATAGTTCCTGTTCCTCCAACACTAGCAGAGTTATTACGTAAAGGTCCTTGCACACCGCCACCAGAAGCCGTACCTCCTATACCGCCAGCCAAAGAAAAAAGAGAACCTGAACTTGTACCTGAAACTGATGTAGCACTTCCACTGCCAGCAGTTTCATTGTATCCATTTCCTGATGCTGTTCCACCAGCGCCTGCTGATTCACCACCAGCTTTATCATAAGAGGCACCACCTACACCACCAGAGCCACCACCTACAGCAAATTGAAAATGAATAGCATTTGCATTTGCTGGTACAGCAACAGATCCAACAGCTGTAGAAAAAGATGCGGGAGTATCAAATAAAGTAAAGACAGTTCGCCATGAACCGCTGTCTTTTACATAAACATTTGAAATTGTTTTGTTAGTAAAAGATGTGCCGTCTCTAACGTAAACTTGAGTTCCAGCATCTGAACTTATTTCACGAAAAGTACCACCATCTTTTACATAAATTGGCATAATCGTTTAACTATATTTGTACCAAATGTCTCCATCAGATCCACCACTTGGTGCAGATGTGCTTACTGTTCTTGTGCCATTAGCATTTGTTCCTGCCGTAGCAGAGATAAAAGCTTGTACATTAGTACCTATTGCAACACCTAAATTAGTTCTAGATGTTCCTTTATTAGCCACATCATCTAAGTTTTCTGATTCTTGCATTACGCCAGTAACAGCAGTGCCTGAAAATTTATATTTGATAGATTCATAAGTTGCCATATTACTTCTCCGTTAGTTTCCAACCATAAGTTGCGCCTGAGTATACTAAACTAAAAGCTGCATCTTCGGTTGCTACAGTTAAATCTGCTGTAGCTCCATTAATTTTTAAACTATTTCTTCCGATTGTTAAATTGTTTGTATCAAATGTACTTGCTAAATCTACAAATCTTACCTCATCTCCTGTAGCAGGAGCTGCTGGTAAAGTAATTGTAAAAGCTCCACCAGTTGTATTAGCAAAGATTTTATCTCCACTTAAAGCTGTATAGGTAGTTGTTTTAGTAACCCACGTGCCACCCGATGTCTGGAGTTCATACCAATTAGTACCATCAGTAGCCAAGAAAACACTTGTTTGAGGATTAATAACATAGGTATTACCTGAAGCACCTAGTCTAGCTGTAACTGTGTAGGCTGTAGCTGCATTTCGTAAAAAATATAATTTTTCTTTTGCTGTAAATTGTACAATATGATTGGCTGCCGCATTTGTAAATATAATAGCAGCTTGTCTGTTTTCATTATCTGCTTGTGTAGCGGGACCATTTGTGTCTGTTAAAACTGTTGTTGTGCCAGATGATATATTCTTTGTATAGACACCAGCTATTGACTGTTCTAATGATTGTGAAAAGTTGTTATTCGTAGTCGTACCCCAAGCATTTGCTTGATCTCCTACCCCTATTAACTCTATCTGTAGTCTGCTTGAATATGTTGACATAATTTACCTACGCTGCATCTCGCCATGTATTAGTAGCACTATCATCGACATTTGTCCAAGTATTTGTGCCTGAGTCAGGTACCACTTGCCATGCATAAACTGCTTGATCTCCTTGAGCTAGAGTCATAGTTTGGCCTGTTACTTCTACAATTGTATTTGTAAGCGGTACTACTGTGCCGAGAGCCGTGTTGACTGTTTGACCAGTAGGTAAAACTGTTGCTGAAGCATTTATAATAGAAGCACCAAGCGATGCTGTCATTGATTGTCCAGTGACTGCTGCTACACTTGTTGTAACTACACTAATTGTTCCTAACGCTGATGTTAAAGCTTGTCCTGTTACAGCAGGAGCTGTAATAGCTTCAACTGTCGCTGTTCCTAATGCTGATGTTATGTTTTGACCTGTTACTGCAGCAACAGAAGTAGTTACAACAGTTTCATCACCAAGAGTAAGATTTAAATCTTGACCTGTTTCAACAACAGTAGTTCCTGCTCCAACAACCTCTGCTCCTAGAGCTACTGTTAAAGCTTGACCTGTAACAACCGCTATGGCGTCTTGTTTACCTAATGATGATAATGGTCCTTCTGAAAAGGCTAAAATACCTAGAGTCATAAGACTCTATTTTAACTATAAAAAGTGAATTAGTCTACTGTGCTTTTTTATAATACGAAGGTAATCCAAGCATAGGCCTACCATCAAAAGCATTGCTTTCTTGAAACTGACCCGCTTTATTATTGTAGTGTAAGAATACTTGACCACAGTCTTGACCTTCAAAAGCATCACGCCAATGTTCTAGGTCACATCCACTATAAACCAACATATCACCTGGTTTTAATATAACTTTTTTACCTTTGTTACCAAACCCTTCTGAAGGATCTAAATGAATAGGCCACTCATCACCACCTAGATTTAAGGTACATGATATTTCACACGAAGGTCTATCTTTGTGTCGATGTAATATATCGCCGTATTTATAAATACGAGCATAGGTATAAGTAGGAACTAAATTCATTTTAGTTACTTCCATCATTTTTGGTCTTACTCTTACCATTAATGTTTCCATAACAAGATCTGCATAATGAGAATAGGTGTCAGGTATTTGACTATCTTTCCACGTTCCCCAACTTTCATCAAAAGGAGATATATACCGTGTATCTTGTAAATGTTTTGCTACTTGTCTTTTGTTTAAAAAATACGCATAACAAAAACCAGCAACATCTTTTGGTATTGCTTTTTTTATGACTTCATATTTATCTTTTTCAAAACTCATTTTTTCTCCTCTGTTTTCATAAAATTATTATGTATTGCTTGTATGTTAAAATGTATAAAACGAAACGCTTGATTAGGTCCACCAACAGAATATTGATGCGTAACGTAAGCAGGCATAAGTATTAATGTACCTGGTGTAGGTTTCCAATGAGCTGAATCAGAAGCATAGGTAATTTGTGTTTCATCTTTTTGTGGTAAAGCTGATAACAAAGCAGCAGGCCGTGGGTCGTGTATCACGGGCACTGGTCCGTCTTCATCTCTTTTTAAATACAAAAATCCTGATACATGATTATTAGGATGAACGTGTGAATTGTGATGACCACCTCCATCTTTAGGAAATTCTTGCACCCAACATTCAGTAAACACACATGTATGATTAGATAAATCAAAACCCATTTGATCTAAAAATTCCCATGACCGTTGACCTATATGATCTATATAAAATTTAAGTTCAGGATCTGTAGCTATTTCATAGGAATGAGCTACCTCACCAAAATCTGAATTTTTCTTTTTAACTCTTTCTTTGTATTTTTTTGATTGTTTAATTTGATCTAAATGTTTTTCACATTTTTTATTTATGTCATCAGTCCAATGAGATAAATTTTCCATATACACTGGTGTTTTAAAATATTCTTGAAATGCCATCATGTGTGAGGCCATCCTTGATGCCAATTAACTAATGAATACCTTGTGCCTGATGTCACTGGAGTAACACGGTGCCAAACAAAAGAAGGAAATATTGTTACTGAACCTTTTAACCTTGCAGGTTTTATAACATGAATTGCTTCTGTTTTAGGGTCGTTTAAATTTACTTGAAAGTCACCACCTTCGTATTCACTACCATCTACCAAAGCTACTGTCATTGATAGTTTTCTTATTTTACCGTTTTCATTTTTTCTCGGTCCACTATCCGTGTGCCAATCATAATGTTGTTTTTTTGATCCTACGTATTTTGTAAATTGACAAGGCTCAGAATAATCCCATTGAAAATTCCAACCCGCATTAGCATTTGCTTCGTTAACTAAAGGATGTAACTCACGGTAAATCCATACAGGATCCATCCATACAACATTTGAGCTACGTTGTTTTTCTAATTTTTTTTGTTCATTAGGTGTCATGTTATCTGGATCGTATCCAAACGTAACACCTGCTTGTTCTTTTAATTCTTTTCCATAAGCAACAATATCATCACATATTCGTGATGGTATAGCTCCATGAAAACACCAATAATAATTTTCTAACTGCATTCTAATTTTCTTATTTTATCTTATACCTTTTTTTAAAAGGTATGCAAATTAGTTTTGATACTTATACCGAATGACTACTAATCCACTACCTCCAGCACTACCTGATTGATTAGGATCACCTCTAGATCCTTTACCTCCAAGACCAAGATTGGCAGCAACACCTGGTGTAGATCCTGCTGAATCACTATTTTCTCCACCTATTGAGTAAGTAACTGGACTGCCTGTAATAGAGTTTGCCGCTCCTGCTCCTCCTGGATTTTGTGATGTATTACCTGGAGATCGATCTCCTGCACCACTTGCACCACCACCAGAAGCGCCTGCTCCAGGACCAGAAGCGCCTGGACCACCAGGAAAACCTTGAGGGGGACTTACAGGGGGAGTATTACCAGAACCACCTGAAAAAGAAGGTTGATCTGAACTAGCAGAACCACCACCAGAACCACCGTCAGCGCCACCTCTTCCAGATCCGCCATTACTACCTGCTCCACCTCCACCTCCACCTGATGA